CCCCCCTCAATTCGTTTTCGTCTTATTTCCTAATCTGTTCCTCACGTTCAAGATATAGAAGAGCGTACTCTTCACATTCTTCCTCTGTTAGATGAGGCATACCCTCAACTAATTCCTGCAATCTCTCGTCAATCAATCCTATTATTATTTCATTTCTTTCCATTTTCCTCACTCCTTAAAACTCCCACTCTAGGGATATACTGTCGTGTTCGTCTTTGGTTATAAACCCTTTGTTTATCAATTCTCTTAGTATCTCATTCATTCGGCTCATGTTGCTCATTCTATCCGAAGGGGTAAGGGTATATAAACCTGCCGATTATAGTAAAGTGAGACCTCAAGAGGCGAAAGACTATATACCCTCTGCACTACGTTGAGTATGATTAGGCAAGGCCAATATACCCCCCGTAAAAAAATATGTGTCCACCCCGTGCCTCTGACGGGATGGGGGTATATAAACATTGTTATATTAGAAAAAGTCTGCAACCCTCGCCCCCTCATCAGTAGGGGCGAAGGCTTAAGAGGGGGGATGATGAATCCCGAATAGGCGTTACCTAAACACCGCCATTCAACGGCCTTACCTCTCCACATCTAAGATGTGGCAGGTGTAATTGATACGCCTTACTGTTCGGCCGTTTTCGGGTGTGTCTCCCGCCTACTTGTTCGGGTGTGTCTCTTACAGTCTATGCTAGGGGGGTTAGGTATATAAAGATTACTCTTCTTCATCTTCCCCGTATAAGTCCTTATCTTCCCACCATTGTTCTTCAATATTTATCTCGCATGATTCTTCATCCGCATATCCAATCCCAATATCTAGGCTTCTAAATAGTTTCGCTTCTATATAGTCTCTAAACTCTTCTTCTGTCATACTATCTTCGGTTATCGTTGTCGTGTAGGTAATGCTTACTTCTGCTTCCATGTTTATCCCACGGGGGGGTACTATATAAGGTTGCCGATGTAGACATTAGAATAGTATTAAGAGAATAGTATAACGGAAAGACTATATACTGTCTGTCTTACGTTGAGGATGATTAGGTCTCGACCCTGTGGGTATGGGGTCAGAATGCTACATAGGCAACCTTATATACCCCCATCCGCACGGAAGCATATGTACGGAGACAATAACCATACATGGAGTCATTGGCACTCCTTTAGTGAAAAAACAGGCATAACGATAGGAAGCAGTATTGAAGGCACTGAGAGCCTTCATTTCAAGGATGCTAGGACATACTTGAAACATTTGAGGACTAAGTTTCCTAACTTAGTATTCAAGTCCGAAAAGTGGAATTATTATAGTACACATTGGACAATAAAAGTAAGAGACCAACCTAAAGAAGATTGGTAAAATTAATTTGGCGGTGTGGTGTAAAAACTGCACCGTCATTTTATCTTTATTTTATTTTATCGTAGTTTTATTTTATTACCTAGTGTAGTTATTGCACCGCCTCGCATGGTGTAGTAGTACGTGTCTCCGATGGGCTGGGGGTATATAAACCTTCCGAATTAGTCAATAAGAGAATGCTACACCGTTAAGTTCATAAGGGAAAAGATAGACCACAGTATATGAGCAACACGCCCGATGACTATACTATAATAACGCTACGCAATAAAAAAACCGGAAAAACTTTTGAAGTTTATCGGTCGGATATGTGTTTATTTTGGACTCGTAATTTTGAAGTAGTTGCCAAAAACTAGATTTTTTGGTAGCCACCCCCCGCCTAGCACCTCACGGAATATATTATAATTTTTTTGAAAAATATTTTTTTATAATTTTTTCCACTCACGTATCATTTGGGTTCTGCGCCAAAGATGTCGTTCCTTTACCTCTAACTCCCGCATATATCTAAATACGGAACTGCCGTACATCTGTGTCCATCTATCGGGAACACCTTCATTTACCTTTCGACAAACCTCATCAGTCTGCCGCCACTCGTTAAAGTAGCCATCGTCATACAAGTTTTTTAATATGTGTCTATACAATTTTTTTCTCTTCATTGGGCCGGGCATTACAATCCTCTCCTATTTATCACTTTTCCGCCAATACCACTACGTTCTCTATTCAGACCTGTGGTACTGCCCCCCATCCACTCTCCACCCGTCATAGTTTTCATAATCACGGGCATATCGGGGGTTTTGTATGTGAATTGGTCTATGGCGTGTGCAAAGGCCATAACTGTATCGTTATGTCTGCCTAAATCAACAATCATCCCATCACGCCACGCATGGGTCTTTAATTCGTCAAGAATAATCTCAAGCATTCTTCTAGTCTCATCATTACCATAAGGTAAGACTACCATTTCTCTCTCAAACCAAACTCTTAGTCTGTTTAAGATACCTTGCTTCAAAGTCCTGTTGCCTACCTTACTAGGTCTGTAATCTACTACCGCACCTTTTTGTGCAAGCAGACTTTCATACATTTGTTGGAAGCCCACATCTTCGACTGCTATCGGGCAATTACCAAAACGCTTAGACCACTCAATTAACATATTTGCTTGTTTGTCCGGTGGAAAGTCATTACGTCTCCACATATTTACAAAGTGTATAAAACCTTGTTCATCTTGCCTAAGAACTATCATTACGCTGTAATCCTTACCAAGACCATGTGCAGGGTCAAATCCTATAACATATCGGTTATTATCTAATTTTTCTGTTTGTATTATAGTATCTAAATCAAGATTCTTACGCACTAAGTTTTGAGGAAATACAGAAGAGTCATCATCGACTACCCTACATAGGTACTCCTGTGCAAACTCTAATTCACCAACAGCATCTTTTTGTTCTAGTAGAAACTTAATACTACGATATTCCGGCCAAAGTGCTTCCGGCTCTACTTCACCATTACTACTTTTATATTCATCGTAGTTAACAATAGCATTCCATGTATCGCTTTTCCAAGCATTGTTAGCCAACATTTCTGTATGATAAAGGTCAGTCATAGACATAGGTGTACCTACTACATAAAAAGAAGAACCCGGAGAAAGCATAGGTGTGATAGCCTTTCTAAACCATTGTTGTAAAGTGGTAGGATTCATTTCATCGGAGTCAACCAATACATCATCAAATGCTACACAAGCAGGATGTTCACCACGAATCGCTGAACCAACAGACGTAGCCATTATCCACGCCCCATTAGTAAAATGTATTTCCGTTTTATTACCTTTCTTTGGGTCTAAGTACCTAGACAATTGAGGATGTAACTTCAAATCGTCTCTAATTTCTTGTAGCCTTCTAATAGCAGTATCTTTACTCGCAGAAATCAACCAACAAGTAAAAGGCTTACCATTTGCCTTCTTTTCAAACAAACATTGATGTAATAGTTTTACCCTAAGAGTAGTTGACTTACTATGGTCTCTTGGTGCAATTACACAAACACGATGCACTTCCGCACCTTTTCTATCACCGTACATATCCATCCATTCTCCAATGTGGTCTCCCCAAGTATAACCAAGCCACTCATAAAAATACTTTACCGAACGCCTACTACGTTCCATAGCCAAATCTTGTGTAAAACCCATAATATCACATCGGATGTAATTCTTTCTTATGACAATGAGGACAAATACCTGCCTTAGCCTTTTGTATTTCCATACGTGGGGCTTCCCAACCACACGCCCAACATTTTGCGCTAGTCCACCTACTCATCATGTATCACCGGCGCAAACAAACTTCCTGTCAAACCGAGATTTTTGTCAATCATATAAGCAGACAATCCGGCTCTAGCCATAACATATCCGTTTCGGCTGTGGTATCTATCTTCTCCTGCTAGACTAGGTAATTGAACTACTATACATCCACCCACTTCTTTCATTTGTTGATGATGTAAATGTCCGTGAAACCAAAGATGGTTTACTGTTTTACCCCAATCCCTTCTTGCTTCGTGAGCCATAAGAGAATGTAGTTTATTCATAACTTTGCCATCACCGTGTGTAAATCCAATTAGATTATTACCATAAGTAATATACTGTCTGATATTAGGACTTACTGAAACTGTAACATCTTCACAGGAATTGTAATAGGCTTCTAAGTAAAGCATAAGCATGATACTTGTATGTCTATCGTGATTACCACCCATAAACACTAATTCAACATCACTTACTGTTCTTAGTAAATCAATGTGCTGTCGTGCAAGGTCGCAACCCTGCATAAGAATCTGTGCAGGTGTAGCCGCCATATCTTGACCTGTACCTGCTGTCGTTGTACCCACATCGTTATCAACGTGAAACCAATCAGAACCAATACCTACAAAGAACTTTTCCGGTTGACTAGGTAATCTTGCTAATAACTCTTCTGTTTTTGTAAGAACTCTATGTTTTGCCTCTTCTAAGTCATAACTTTGCCCTACTTCATCAACCCAACCATATTTACCAAAGTGTAAATCGGTAGGTGAAAGAACCACAGCGTACTCTGTACCTTGATTCAATGGTACTCTTTTAACAGGCGCAGGTTTATGGTTAGACAAAGACTCAAAGAACTCAGCACTAAGAGATTCACGAAGAAGGTTATACTTAGTAGCATCCTTCTCTATCTCTCTCCACTTTTTCTTTTCAGCCCTCTTTATGATTTCCATTTTACGAATATCTAAGAAACTGTCCACCATATCGTCAAGTGTGTTACTTTTTACTTCTTCGTCAGTAAATGGTTGCATACCATGTTTCCATTTGTTAACACGGATATATTCACTAACCCAAACTGCGGGCATATCAAACTCTCTAGCCATTTCTTCATAGGTCAAACCACCGCCAACATCAGAGTATGCCTTTTTCATAGCACGGTGTTTTTCGCCCTCTATTACTAACATACCATCATAAGAATCTAAAAGTACAATATACTTATCATTAGATTTATCATAATATATGCGTGTTGCTGATGTCGAAGTATCTTGATAGTTTTCTAGGTTATTTATGCTGTTACCTTTTGCTATCCACCTGTTTA